ATGAACTACAAGCAAATACATCAAGCATTGAAAGCCAAAGGTCTTTCTTGGTTAGTCGCTGGTGAAGTAATTGGTTGCACTCATCAGCATGTAATGAATGTTTGTGCAAGACGAGCGGAAAGTTTAAGAGTTGCACGATCAATATCCGTGCTAATCGAGAAAGATATTGCAGCAGTTTTTCCGGATATTCCCCGCTATCAGTCTGATGTAAAAACTGATCGCCAAGCCAAAATTGATCAAGCAAAAGCGCGTCTGGCAGAAGCCGGTCTTGCTGAGAGCGCCTAATCATGGTTGATAACTATCCGCATCAAGAGCACTTACATCCGCAAAAAGCACGCGCCCACAAAGCAGTTCAAACCAACGGCGATTCCAGTTCGGCGGCACAAGGTAAGTATCGGCTGGATGAGTGCGCTTCAACGTCGCAATCAAACTTTTTAGTTGATAAAGACGGAATGCCAGTTTCTCCTGGGTTTGGTGATCCAGATCGCCAATCTGCTTACAAAGCGTCGCGGATGAAGGCGGCAATACGTTTTCAACAACTTGCCAAGCAACAGTCTCAGCGAGTTGTGGAAGTTCCTCTGAATTGTCCGGTTCACGTATGTCCGATTTGTCAACTTTCAATGCTTTTAAAAAAGCTGATAGCTCGGATAAAAGCATGGTCGATGAAATGATGATGAATCCATCATTCTGCCCGTGTAAATACGCGGCACTGACGGGTGCTGGTCTGGTTGTTTTCACTTTGTTATCTCCTGTTTGGTTAAAACGCAGAACCAGCCTATCCCGTGCAGTACTGCCGCAACAATCAATAAATTTGGAAGTGGTGTTGTGATGAGAATTCCAAAAAGTAAGGTGGCTTGGAAACGCATCCAGCCGAACAATATAAAAGACGCGCTGCGGCTTAATAAAGAGTACGCCAGACAGTTCAAAAGGCTAACTGTTCCAGCTATCGCTGAACTGATGGCTGTCAGTGAAGACCGCTTATACAAATGGCTCTCTACTGGTGATATGCCAGTCAGTTTTATCCCGGCATATGAGCATATCTGTGAGATGGATTATGTCACCCAATATCTGGGTTACCGAAGTAACAAGCTGATGATTCAAATCCCCACAGGGAAAAAAGTGGATGAACTAGGTTTAGCCGAACTACAGCAGCTTTCTGCAGATGCAATGAGTTTGCTAATCAAGTTTTATCGTGAGGGTGAGTCGGTAGATATCCTTACTTCAGCGCTCACTCGACTGTTAGCTGGCGTGGCATACCACAGAGAAAATGTTATCTCTCAGAGTCAGCCAGGTCTAGATTTTGAGGGCGGTGAAGATGACTGAACAAAACAGGGAATGGTTCACAGCAACTGAATTAGCAAACAAACCAGGTCTTCCAAAGTACAAGCGTGGCGTTAATCAGCAGGCCTCAAAACAAGGCTGGAATACAAGGCAAGTAAAAGTAAGAGGTGGATCAGCAAATGAATACCACCTTTCCAGCCTGCCAGTAGAAACTCAGGCCGCGTTGATAAAACAACACCTGCCGACCCCAGTTAAGAGCAGCTCGGAAAGCACTGAATTTAGCTACGATCCTCAAGCATTATGGCAGCACTATGACAACAAGCCACAAAAACAAAAGGACGCAGCTCAGAACAAACTCAACCTGCTTTTGCAGGTCATGGCTCTGACAGAAAACGGTGGCGCCACACTTAAGAATGCCTTCTTACTGGTGGCTGATCAAAACGACATTAGTGAACGCACCATGCAAGGCTGGTATCACGGTACCAAGAGCAAGAAAGGGGTGAAATTCTATGCTCGTCAAGACTGGTTAGCCGCGCTGGTACCCGGCTTTGTTGGCCGAACGGTCACAGCAGATATGGATACTGAGGCTTGGGAATTTTACAAAGCCGATTACCTTCGCCTGGAGCAGCCAGAGTTCGAAGCCTGTTACTACCGACTACAACGTACTGCAGCCGAACAAGGCTGGAAAATCCCCAGCAAAAAAACACTGGAACGTCGCATCAAAGCCATACCGCTGGCAACCCGCGTTTATCTACGTGAAGGTGAAGCCGGTTTGATCAAACTGTTTCCTGCCCAACAGCGAACAGTCCAAGAGCTACATGCGCTTGAGTGGATCAATGGTGATGGCTACCAACACAACGTGTTTGTTCTATTGCCAAATGGCGATGTAACGCGCATGAAAACGTGGTTCTGGCAGGACGTCTACAGCCGCAAAATACTGGCTTACCGCGTCGATGAATCAGAAAACACCGACTCAATCCGAGCCAGTTTTGGCGATGTTGTGGATCAGTTCGGCATACCCGAACACGTCACTATTGATAACACCCGCGCTGCAGCCAATAAATGGATGACCGGTGGCGTTAAAAACCGCTATCGCTTCACCGTAAAAGAAGATGATCCACTCGGCCTATTCCCTACGCTCGGTATCAAAGTGCACTGGACATCAGTGATTGGCGGCAAAGGACACGGTCAGGCTAAACCTGTCGAACGTGCCTTTGGTGTTGGTGGTCTTGGTGAATATCTGGACAAGCATCCTAAGTTTGAAGGTGCCTATACCGGCCCAAACCCAATGGCCAAGCCAGAAAACTACGCCAAAAAAGCGGTACCCATTGAAACGTTCCTAGCAGTACTGGAACAAGAAATCATTGCTTGGAATGCCAAACCGGCTCGACGCACTGAAATCTGCAACGGCACAAAAAGTTTTGATCAAGCTTTCACCGAAAGCTATCAAACCGCCGTTATCAAAACAGCTAACCAAGAACAACGTCGCATGTGGCTGCTGATGGCTGAAGCCATCAAAGTGCAGAAAGATGGATCATTTAATCTTGATGCCGGATCAGCCACAGGACAAGGCAAAAACCGCTACCACGCGCCAGCGTTGCTCGACTTTGCAGGCCAGAAGATTACCGTTCGTTTTGACCCTCAAGCGCTGCATGAAATCGTCTATGCCTACACCTTAGATAATCGCTATATCGGTGAGGCGCAATGTATTGAAGCTACTGGGTTTGGTGATACTGAAGCGGCTCGAAGCTTCAACAAGCATCGCACTCGCTTTATCAAGGCCACCAAGCTGGCAGCGAAAGCCGAAGTCGCGATGGATGCAATGGAAGTGGCAAGTCGCCTGCCTTTGCAGCCACAGCCTGAAGTCGCCAACCCGAAAGTGGTCAGACCACTTCGCCCAGCGCCAGAACTAGGCCGACACATACCGCAGCCACAACTAACTGACGAACAAAAACAGGATCTGGCTACATTCCAAGCCGAGTTCCAACAGCCACAAGAGCCTGCAGCACAAATCATAAGAAATGATGACCCCAGAGCGCGCTACAAGCGTTGGGTCAATTTAGACCGTCGGTTGCGAGAAGGGAGTCAACTCTCAGCAGCTGATCAGAAATTCTGGGCGATGTACCAGAAAGGCGATGAGTTCCGCTTTATGAGCGAGTTCAGCGCTGACTTTGAGAGCTTCGACGAAACTGTCGAGGCATAAAAAAACAAACCCGCTGGCAGGCGGGTAAGTAAAACGTGATGAGGTAAATAATGACAACAAATCAAAACGTGGTCAACTTGGGAGACAGAGTCGAAGCCTCTGTCACCACGGCACCACTGAAAAACGTCATGCTCTGTACACGATTGCTGGAACAAGCGATGAATCGCCCAGCACATCTACCAGGTATGGTCACTTTCTTTGGCCCGAGTGGCTGGGGTAAATCGTTTGCTGCAGCTTATGCAGCGAATAAATACCGCGCTTACTACGTTGAATGCAAAAGCACCTGGACAAAAAAAGCGCTGCTCCTTTCCATTCTCAAAGAAATGGGCATCCAGCCAGATAAGACCAACTATGACATGGTCGAGCAAATCAGTCAGCAGCTGGCGCTGAGTGGTCTGCCGCTCATCATCGATGAGATGGATCACATCGTCGAAAAGAAAGCCGTCGAAGTAGTGCGTGACATTTATGAAGGATCAAACGCTGCCATCCTGCTGATCGGTGAAGAGAAGCTCCCGACCAAGCTGCTCAAGTGGGAACGGTTCCACAATCGAATGCTGGCTTGGCAAGGCGCTCAACCTGCCGATCTGGAAGACACACGACAACTGTCCCAACTTTACTGCCCGGACATCACCATTGCTGATGACCTGCTCGAACGCATCCAGCGTGAAAGCATGGGCGTCGCCCGTCGAATCTGCGTCAATCTCAACCAAGTTCAGCAAGCCGCCTACTCAGCTGGTACCGACCAAATCGACGTCAAACTCTGGGGTAACCGTCCCCTCTATACCGGCGACGCACCCAGGAGGAAGGTTAAATGACACAGCCTGTTCATATCACAAGAGCAAACGGCAAGCTGTCAGGTAGAGATGCCTGCTGGCAAGCCATACGTGAATTGAAAGTGTTTTCTTTACTTGACCTGGAAGCACACACCAGTGATCACAAACAGCTGAATGAAGTGAATCGCCGAACAGCCAGAACCTACGTGATAGGGCTGGAAGGTGCTGGCTATCTGGAACGCACCACCAAGCGCATGGGCGGTGCCATTGTCTGGAGGCTGACTCGTGATGTCGGTGTGAATGCACCTCGCGTCAACCGCAAAGGTGACCACGTCACTGGTGGCGAGAGCCGTGAACAGATGTGGCGAACCATGCGAATTCTGAGTGATTTCAGTTGGCGTGATTTGGTGGCATCAGCCTCTACGGAAGAAACACCTATCGAACCGAACACTGCCAAGGATTACATCACCTTTCTGGCTAAGGCGAATTATCTCAAAGAGATAATCCCAGCCAACCATGGTGGTGGTCTGGCGCGATACAAACTATTACCCGCGATGAATACCGGTCCAAAGCCGCCGATGATTCAACGCATTAAACAAGTCTTTGATCCCAATTTAAACAAGGTCGTATGGCCAAAGGATGGTGAGTAATGGATGAAGCGACAGTAGACGTAATTCAACAATTAATGGCATGGCACCAGAAACGAGTTGATGAATTGCAGCTGATAGTGGATCAAAAAGGTGCCTCTATCAAAATCGGTGAAGAGATTGAAATAACCGATCCGGAGGTGCTCAAAGGCGTTCATTTAGGCGTGAAGATTAGTTTGTCACTGCTTGGCAAGTTACCCATTTCATTAAAGGAAGGTGAGTAATGCTGATTTTAACAAGACGTGTGGGCGAAGCCCTGATTATCGGTGATGACGTTGTCGTGAATGTGCTTGGTACCAAAGGTAATCAAGTCCGGATCGGGGTTGAAGCCCCAAAAGATGTCTCTGTTCATCGTGAAGAAATTTATAACCGCATTCAGAAAGAAAAGGATGACAACAAATGAGCGACTGGAAACAAGTACTCAAAACCGAATGTGAGAAAACATCACAAGCCAAGGTGGCCGCTGTTCTCAGACAGAATGATGGCTTTCCTTCACCAACCGTGATTAACCAGGTCATCAAGAGTAAATACCCCGGCAGAACTGACCGACTGCAAGCACTCATTGAAGGCAAGTTTATGTCCGGCAGTGTGCAATGCCCGGTGGTTGGTGCTATCCCCAGCGACCAATGCATTGAATACCAAAGCCGCCCGTATGCAGCAACAAACCCGACACGCATTCAACTTTATAGAGCCTGCCGTGGCGGCTGTGAACACAGCAAAATTGGAGCCTAATCATGAACAAGAATTTGGGTAACGACATCATCAGCAAAAAAGTAGAAGACGTTCGCCACTGCTTAGCAGAACTAGCACGACGTGGCCTCACCATTACCGATATCAACATCGGTGAAGCCAGAAAGCCGACCATCACCATCGTCGGCTACAACGACAGTCCAGGTGGACTTAAGGGCGGCACAAAAACCCGCATTAAAACCGGCCTACGTCGTCTCGAAACCTACGCCACAGAAGTCAGCGGCTGCCAGGTGCAGTGGAAAGTTGTGGCTTAAACAGGAGTAACCCATGAATACAGCTATCAATACAGAGCAACACAAGGTGAACGCACAAGGTCACCTTGTACCCATTAGCAAAATCAAACAAATCGATCTGGATCGTGATGATCTTATCGAAGAACTGTTTGGTAAGGCCGAGTTGCTGCGAGAGCAGATGGTCGCCTTCAAAGCTCAGGCGATGAATGACGTTTATGCCTTCGTCGAGCTTGTTGCAGAAAAATACGATGCCAAGCTCGGTGGCAAAAAAGGCAATATCAGCCTCACCAGCTATGACGGTAAACGCCAGATTCGCATTCAAATGGCCGAGCTGTTGCACTTCGATGAGCGTGCTGAAGCAGCTAAATCCCTGATTGATGAATGCATTCAAGAATGGTCAGAAGGCAGCAACGACAATATCAAAGCCCTGGTCGATCACGCCTTCAAAACCAACACTGAAGGCCAGCTTAGTGCTGCCCGAATCCTCGGACTGCTGCGGCTGGAGATTGACGATCACAAATGGAAGCAAGCCATGGAGGCGCTGAAAGATTCGATGCAAATCACTGGCTCCAGCGCCTATGTGCGTTTCTATTACCGCCCGACCACCGAGAGCAAGTTTCAGAATCTGGCTCTCGATATGGCTGCTCTGTGAGGTCTTCTATGGAAATGATTGTATTCGAAGACAGGGGCCAGGACTTTCTGGAGTGGGACATCGATGAAGATGGCGTCGTTGTTGATTCAAGACCATTTCAGGCTGGTATCTGGAGTGGCACGTTTGTATCAGACATAAAAGTTGGTGAGCGACCAACCGTCACCAGTCCCCGTGATGGGGTTCAACGACAGTTGAAGTATCGCGTCATCGATATTCAGCCTAAATCCGCTTAACCAACGGCGCGTCAGCAGACAGGTGGTGCCAGCAAAAAACTAACAGACTGCAGCTGAGACGGTGGGTTTTATAACCTTTCTCCCCGCCGGGCAACGCCGACTGATCCACGAGACGGATTACTTAGCCCCTTCGTTGGGGTTAAGGCAGTGAAAAATCCGGGAGATGATATGGATGAATTAAGGAACCCAATCTGTTTTGCACGTTGCATCTGGCGGTCGCTTAGTCGTGGTCGGTATATATCTGGTCACAAGTACAAAACAGCAAAAGAGGTTACACCGGAAAACATTCATATCCTCCGCTGTAAACATTGTGGCCATAACTCCATTGCATGGAGCTGGGGATCGTTAGAGGAATCCAAATAATGAACATGAAAGAAGCAAGCGAGATGCGACCAGACATACTCACTATCAGTGGTGAATACTTTAACTTTATGTGTCCTGAAGAGTCTGAGTTCGACATTTACGTTGCCGCTCATGGCCTATCAAACATTTGCCGCTTCGCTGGCCACACTAATAAGTTCTACAGCGTAGCCCAACATTCGGTTTATGTGTCTGAAATTGTACCGCCTGAAATGGCTTTGCACGGACTGCTGCATGATGCCGCAGAGGCGTTTGTTGGTGATGTGGCCAGACCACTGAAAAACCTCTTGCCCGATTATCGTGAAATAGAGAAGCGTGTTGAAAAAGCCGTGTTAGGCCGTTTTGGGTTAGACGCTGAGATGCCTGCAGAAGTGAAGCACGCAGACTTGGTCTTGTTAGCCACAGAGCAGCGTGACTTGATGGCACCACACGATGATGAATGGCCGTTAATTAAAGATATTGAGCCATTAAAAAAAGCCATTGAACCAGTGTCTCCCAGCACAGCGTTTTTAATGTTTGTTGGCCGTTATCTACAAATCGTGGGGCAGCTATGAGTTCAAGACAAAAGCTAATCCAGCTTGTTCATATCGGCGCTAGCCGCTTGTTTAAGGACGAAGAAGCTCGTCGCACATGGCAAGGAGACCATACCGGTGAACGTTCGTGCAGCAAGATGACGGACAAAGAATTGAAACATTTAGTCAATTTGCTACGTGATGCCAAAGCGATTAAACCACCTAAACGCGCAGGCAGAAAGCCATTCAATCGCAGCCCGTATATGGCAAAAATTGAAGCCTTACTGACCGATATGCAACTCAGTTGGGAATACGCTGAAACCATAGCCTGGCACGTCACCGGTGGTAAAGGCCATGCAACAACAGGCCGTCCTGGTATTGAACGTCTGGAGTGGGTGCACAAGCGTCAGCAGTTTGAAGCGATCATTGCCGCGTTATATCAGGAACAGAAAAAACGCAGCCTGCTGCAAACCGTTGAGTACCTACTGGATGCCATGAACCTGAGCGAAAGCTATGTCGAGAAGCTGGTAGCAGGCCGTGCGAATGCCAGCAAGTGGCGTCGTAATGTGCCGCTACTCAATGCCATCGTCGATCACCTTAATGACAAAGTCGCGTTTGAACGTGCCACTCAAGTAGCGCTGCCATAAGCAAGGTACCGAGCCAGTGAATTTACCTGATTATTTACCACCTGTAGCCAGAGAGATAGCCGATGTGATCGGTCTTGATGGACTGTTGCGTCTGGTGAAACAGTTCGGTGGTGTCACTATTCGAGTGCCGGGGCAAGGTGACCTAAAGCAAGTGCTTAGTCCAGATCAATACAAACAGTTCGTGCATACCTTCCGTAATGAGAAAATCGCCATCCCCAAGCTTCAAGCAAGGCTATACCAAGTGGATCTGGCAGAGACAAGCCGTCTGCTTGATCAAGGCTTTACCAAAGCAGAAGTCGCCCGGACACAAAAAATTACTGAACGCGCTGTCTACAAACGCCAGGCTAAACAGCGTCAACTTGAAAATGACAAACAACAGGATCTCTTTTAATGTTCGATTTTATCAATCCACTCACAACTGATGACTTCAACGATAGTGTTGAGTTTTTATACCCTAATTTTTTGCCTAAAAAACAAATCACTATGATCTATGCCGATGGCGGCATGGGTAAAAGCTGGTTGCTTTTCGGGCTGGCAAAATATGCCACTGAACACAACAGTGGTAGTGAGCAAGGCGCGATGAATGTGCTGTACATCGATGTCGATAACCCCATCAGTGTGCTGAAAGAGCGTGGCATCGAACATAAACTGATCGAAGCCTGCCCGAATCTAACCTACTCGCACCGCAGTAAGTTCAATGGTGAGCCACTCGAACTGCTGGATGAGCTTGAAAACAGAGCCTATGGCAACGCGTTTAAAAACATGCTGCTGATGCTGGACAGTCTCAGAGACTTTGGTGATATCAATAATGACCTGACAGCCATGCGGATCGGCAACAAGCTGAAAAAGATACGTGACGCCGGTGCCACCATTATTGTGTTGCATCACTCCACCAAGAACGGCAGCAACTATCAAGGATCAAACAACCTACGTAACAGCGTCGATAATATGTACCGTCTTATCAAAGCGGACTCGCCCGAAGGTGAAATTCGCTGGCTGCTCGAAGTTAAAAAAGAACGTGCTGCCATTGCCAATATCGCACTAAGAATAGAAGTGGCAGATCTGTTTTTAACCGAACTGGATCTCGACGAAGTCACACTCAACGATGAAGAAAGAGCGTTTATCGACAAGGTAAAAACCGTGCTGAAGGAGCAAGGTAGTTTGAATAAAACCAAGCTACTGGACGCCTGCGGTCACAAAAAAGATGATAAAACCGCCCGTGATAGACTAGATCGCTTTGACCGTATTCACTGGCAATCTGAGAAAATAAAAGGTGCTTACACCTATAGTTTGGTTTAACAACCACTACAACGCGAACAACCTATCTGCTAAGTTGTAGCGGTTGTATCGGTTGTTGATAAAAGGAACTTAAAAATGAAAAAACTCGCTTTTTGTATCTATGCGCTACTACTTTCTTCATCAGTTTTTGCAGCCGATGACTCACTCTTCCAGCCATGGTGTGATGCTTTCACTGCTCAGGGTATGGTGAGTTTGGCAGCGAATCGCATTTATGGCAGCCCCAGTACATTGAATGATGAGCAGTATGAGTCGCGTAGTAACTGGGTAAATAATAGCTACCGAATGGCAGCTGAGAGATTTGCAGCCCGTTCCGGGCAGAGTTTTGAAAAAGTAGATATGGATGCAATGTCAAACGGTTGGGTTCAACGGTGTCAGCTGAAAGACCAAGTCCAATGAATCTTATAGGTAAATTTCCAGCTTGGTTATAACTTCCAGCCAGTCTGAAAAAAATAACTCAAGATTGCCCAGACTTCTAAAACCTGCTTAACTAAATTGTAGTAACACCCCAGCGCCCTGAACTCATTCAGGGCGTTTTTGTTTGTGCCAGAAAGCATCATGCAACCCATGGACACAAACAAAACCTACCCAGAACTTTTCCTCAAAGCAGTCAATCATGTCTTGAAGATTGAAGGCGGCTATGTGGATGATCCAAACGATGCCGGTGGCGAAACCAACTACGGCATCAGCAAGCGTCAATACCCCCATCTTAATATCAGACTGCTGACATTAGATGATGCCATTGCACTCTATTTCCGTGACTACTGGCAAGCCTATGGCTGTGGCGATTTGCCACCAGTCATTGGTTGTTTCTTGTTTGACTCGGTAGTAAACCACCGGCCCAAAACAGCAATCAAATTCCTTCAATGCGCTTATCGCGTGGAAGTAGATGGTGTGATCGGTGATGAAACGCTTGGCGCTATCAGACGTTTCGCTAATAACGAAGACTACCTTACTAACAAGCTCACTCTCAGCCTTGCCTATCGGGCTGACTTCTATCATGACCTCGCCGTTGAAAACCCATCACAAGAACGCTTCATTATGGGCTGGATGCGCCGTCTGTTTGTGTTGCAGCAATTTATCAATACAGAGGTGACTCATGGAGCCGATTAGCATTGCTTTAGGATTAGCGCAATTCGTGCCGGGGCTAACCCGGCTTTTAATGGGGGATAGGGCTGGTAACGTCGCTGATAAGGTTGTTAAAGCAGCCAATGCAGTAACGGGCGCAGGTAACGCTGATGAAGCCTTAGCCAAAATAAAGCATGATCCAGAGCTTCAACTAAAACTGCAAAAAGAAATGAACGTTATCGTTCTCGCCGAACTAGAAGCCGAGAACAAGCAGTTGGCCACCATCAACGCCACCATGCGAACCGAGTACACCTCTGGCGATTCATTCGTCCGTCGCTGGAGACCTTTCTTCGGTTACACCATTGCCGTGACATGGTTTGTACAAATGTCTGCTTTGGGCATTGTGATCGTTATTTCACCGAATGACGCTCCTGCTGTTATCAATGCCATGGTCAACCTATCTGGTATGTGGGCAATCGCGCTTGCTGTGCTGGGTGTCTCAGTGAAAAAGCGTTCTGATGATAAACAAGTGTCAGCCGGACAAACGCCACCTCCGGGCGTATTTCAGAATCTATCTACTCTTTTAAGCCGTAACAAGGAAAGTAAATAAGCATGGTGGACGTGTTCGACCGCGCCCAGGAGCGCGAACAAAAAGACAGGGATATCGCGATTCAGACGGTGCTTCGAAGTAGCAGAGAAACAGAACAACCTGATGAAGAAAACGGTATTCGCTATTGCTTGGATTGTGGTGAGCCGATTCCAAATAAAAGACTGGAAGCAAGACCAGACGCGGTGCGCTGTGTGGACTGTCAAAACATTAAGGCTAAGCGGGAGCGATAAATGGAATTAGATTACACCGCATACAGGTTTTGGTTTGATGTGTTTCTGGCTTTTTTGTTTGCAGGTAATTGGGTTTACACCTGGCTAATCAATCGCCATCGCGTGAATAAAACAGAGATTAAAGAAGTGAGCCAGCAGATAGTTAAAGTAGTTAGCCGAATGGATATCGTTGAAGAGCGAATGAATGGTGCACCAACGCATACCGACCTTAGCAATATCTACAATCGCATGAATGGAATGAGTGAAAACATCAGCGAAATGACTGGCTCTTTGAAAGCCATGACAACCCAGCTAACGCTAATCAATGACTATCTGTTACGAGGAGATAAGCGGTGAGCTTTAATCAAATACTCACAGAATCTATTCGTCTTGCCTTATTGCAGGCATTGGAGCAAGACCCTGGCTACTCGCATAACGAAAACATCTTGCAAATGATTTTGGCCAGTGTTGGTCATGATGTGTCTGCTGATCGTGTTCGTACCGAATTGCGCTGGCTGGAAGAGCAAGGTCTGCTGGCGATTACAACGGTTGGTGAATTGTTGATTGCCAAGGTGACTCAGCGTGGCGTCGATGTTGCGCTGGGGCGGAGCCGAATTGATGGTATTGGGAGAGCGCGACCATGATTAGAAAATTAAAGAACTGGCTGTTACAGCAAGATATAAAGAGCTTCGGCAAAGAAGTGTTAAAGAGTGTGGTTATTTTTTGCTACATCATTGCCGCTGGTTATTTCTTTGGTGTTGGGATGTCACATTCTTATTCACCCATCACCATCAGCGTAGAGACGACTGAATAATGGCTCGCGCCTCATCCATTGAGCAATTGCCAGCCGATATTCTGGAGCAGCTGCAAACCCTGTTGCGAGATCCGCGAGTCTCACAACTGGATGCCACAGCACAAATCAATGCCATCCTTGAACAGCTCGGCACTGATGATCGCGTCAGCAAGTCTGCGGTCAATCGATATGCCGTCAAGATGAAAGATGTCGGAGCCAAACTACAGCAATCACGCGAACTGGCCAGCATGTGGATCGGCAAGCTGGGCGCTGCACCGCAAGGCCAGGTTGGTAAGTTAGTCAATGAAATCATCCGCACGATGGCGTTTGATTCAGCAATGCATATGGCTGAAGGTGATACCCCTGTAGAGCCAAAAATGCTGGCTCAATTGGCACTCGCTGTTCAGCGACTGGAGTCAGCGGCCAATATGAATGAAGAGCGAGAGAAAGCCATCAGAGCCGAAGCCGCTAACGAAGCTGCAGCGACAGCTGAAAAGTCTATGGTCAGCCAAGGCATGAGCCAAAAAGCAATTGATTCAATCAAGACAGAAATACTGGGGCTGGGTTAAGCGATGGGCGCTGCTTTAGCCATATACAAAGATTACGATCCGAATGATGTCCTGCTGCCATATCAAAAGAACTGGATGGCAGATGACAGTATTCTTAAGCTTGCTGAAAAGTCACGACGTACAGGTTTAACTTGGGCTGAAGCAGCCGATCAAGTATTAGCCGCCTCATCGTCAAAGGCTGCGGGCGGTACCAACTGCTACTACGTTGGTTCTAATAAAGAGATGGCCGTAGAGTTTATTGATGCTTGTTCGATGTGGGCTAAGTCATTCAATAAGGCTGCCTCAGCCATTGAAGAGGAAATCTTTGAAGATGAAGACAAAGATATTCTCACCTTCACTATTCGCTTTGCCAGCGGCTTTAAGATTCAGGCACTCAGCTCACGACCCAGCAATATGCGTGGTCGTCAGGGTAATGTCTGCATTGATGAGGCGGCATTCCATGATGCACTTGATGAGCTTTTAAAAGCTGCGTTAGCTCTGACGATGTGGGGCAGCAAAATTCGAATCATCTCTACGCATAATGGCGTAGAAAACCTGTTCAATGAACTCATCGAAGACAGTCGATCTGGAAAAAAAGATTACAGCGTTCATCGAATCACACTGGATGATGCGTGTGAAATGGGTCTCTATAAACGCATCTGCCAAATTCAGAAAATTCAATGGACACAAGAAGGCGAAGACGAATGGAAAGCTGGGCTTCGTAAAAATACTGCCAGTACCGAAGATGCCGAAGAAGAATATGACTGCGTCCCCAAACAAGGCGGTGGCACCTATATCAGCCGCGCCCTACGTGAGTCCCGCATGCATGATGTGCCGGTGCTGCGCTATTCCGGTACCGCCGAGTTCAACCTGTGGCCAGAGCATCTTCGCCAGGCAGAAATGCTGGCCTGGTGTGAGGTTAATTTAAAGCCGCTTTTAGACCAGTTAAATCCCAATTTACGCCACGTTTTAGGCGAAGATTTTGGTCGCTCCGGTGACTTAACCGTGCTGACACCGATGACCATCAGTCAGCAGCTCAGGCGCGTAGTGCCATTTATGGTTGAACTGCACAACGTGCCGTTCAAGCAGCAAGAGCAGGTGCTGTTTTATATCTGTGATCGTTTGCCTCGATTCAGTGCGGCCAAGCTGGATGCCCGTGGTAATGGTCAGTATCTGGCAGAGCAAGCCAAGTACCGCTATGGCGTCAATGTGGTCGAAGAAGTGATGCTTAGCCAAAGCTGGTACCTGGATAATATGCCCAAGTTCAAAGCTGCGTTTGAGGACGACACCATTCTTATCCCGCGTGATGCCGATGTCGCAGACGATATCGGTGCGCTGCAAGTGATTAAAGGTGTACCGAAATTGCCCGATGGTAAAACCGATGCTGCCAAAAGCCGACACGGTGACGCAGCGATTAGTTTGGTCATGGCGCATGCTGCCAGCTTTGATTTGGCTTCACCGATTGAGTGGACAGCAGCCCCCAGCAAAACCGAACGCGACAACCCCGACAACGACTACAGCAGCCTGATGCAAAAAGGCGGTGGATGGTAACAATGGAACAAGTAAGAACAAGTCAAATCGTAGATGCCGCTGGTAAGCCAGTACAGGTGCGAGAAGCACTGAGTGAAGAGCAAACATCCAAGCTCGGCTTTATCAGTAAAGAGTTTGAGAACCATCCTTCAGGTGGTTTAACACCACGCAAGTTAGCCAGCATTCTGCAAGCAGCTGAACAAGGCAATCTGGTCGAACAGGCCGACCTGTTTGAAGATATGGAAGAAAAAGATGCCCATGTCTTTGCGGAAATGAGTAAGCGAAAACGGGCGTTGATGGGTGTCGATTGGGATGTGGTCGCACCGCGTAATGCCGATAAAAAAGAAGAAGCGCTTGCCGAAGAGGTCAAAGAGTGGCTGCTTGACATGGAAGACTTCGAAGATCACCTTTTCGATATCGGTGATGCGATTGGCAAAGGCTATTCGATGCTGGAACTCGGTTGGCATAAGCTGGGTAAAACGCTGTTACCAACGCTAGAGCATCAATCAGCACGCCTATTTACCATCGATGAAAATGATCGCAAAAAGATTCTGCTGCGTAACAGTGGTGGCAGAGGTGATGAATTGTGGCCGTTTGGCTGGGTAACGCATGTTCATAAAGCCAAGTCTGGCAGCATTGCCCGTGGCGGTTTGCATCGTATCCTCGCATGGCCATACCTGTTTAAAAACTACAGCATTCGGGATCTGGCCGAGTTTCTGGAAGTCTATGGCATACCAATGCGACTCGGCACTTACCCCAGCGGTGCCAGTGATGAAGAAAAAAATACCTTGCTTCGCGCCGTCATTGGTATCGGCCACAGTGCTGCAGGCATCATGCCCGATGGTATGGATGTCGATTTTAAAGAGGCCGCCAAGGGAGCCAGCGACCCATACCAGTTTATGATCAACTGGTGCGAGTCGGTTCAGTCTAAAGCGATTCTCGGTGGCACCTTAACCAGTACGGCACAAAATACCGGTCTGGGTTCTAACCTGGGTGATATCCATAATGAAGTGCGTCATGATCTGCTGGTCAGTGACGTGCGGCAAATTGCTGGCACCTTAAACCGTGACCTACTTTGGCCAATGGTTGCACTCAATATTCCCGGTGCCGATCCACGCCGTGGCCCACGTATCAAGTTCATCTCTGAGGAAGGTGAAGAACTTAACGAACGCGCCGAACGCGATAAGCTTTTGTTCGATATGGGCTACCGGCTTAACCAAGAAAAACTGACGGAGATCTATGGTGAAGGCTATGAACCGGTTCCAACTAACACCCCTGAACAAAATGATGCTGCACGCCCGAATGCCGCCGCTACCGCTGCAGCCAAAGCCGGTGATAATGAAACAGAGTTAGATGGTGTTGTGAATCAACTGGCAACACAAGCACAGTCACCGTTAGACGACCTTTATAACCGTATTAAATCCTTATTAGAGGAAGTGGATGATAACGGTGGCACGCTAGAAGACTTTCAGGATCGCCTGGTCGAAGCATTCGGTTTTCTTGACCCGGAAGAACTTGCTGACGTGATTCAAATGGCGCTGGCCACCGCTGAGCTGGCTGGGCGTTATGAGGTGTCTGAAAATGACTGAAATAGAAAATGAAATTCAAAAGAAAGAACTTAACGCTCCAAGGTTAACTCCAGATATGCTTCAGGCTGTAATCAAGTCAGAGCAGTATCACGTATTTGAAGGAAGCCAATTAACTGTCTGCTGCTTAACTTTACAAAATGGCTTTACTGTAACAGGTGAATCAGCTTGCGCTAGTCCAGAAAACTTCGACGCTGAAATAGGTGAGAAGATAGCCTATGAGAATGCCAAAAATAAAATCTGGCAACTGGAAGGTTATCTGCTGAAGCAAAAATTGCATGAAGCTGGCTAAATGAACATCAATTACGGCTCCATGCCTTTCAATAAAGCGGTTGATGCGTTTCGTGACAAGCTGAACCTGCCGACGGCATCCTGGACAGATATCTATGAGGGCCAGCATGCCCGTGCCTTTGTCATTGCCGGGGCGATGAAAGAAGACCTGCTTAACGATTTTCGTTCATCAATGGACAAAGTGATTACTGAAGGCATGAGCCTGAAGGACTTTCGCAAAGACTTTGATCAGATAGTCAGCAAGCACGGCTGGGGCTATAACGGTGGTCGCAACTGGCGCAGCCGGGTTATCTACGAGACCAATCTGTATCAAAGCCATAACGCTGGTCGATATGCCCAGATGCAGCAAGTCAAACACACTCGACCATTCTGGCAGTACATACACAATGATGCTGTCGAGCATCCACGGCCAGAGCATGTAGCCTGGGACGGATTAATCCTTGATGCCGACGACCCATTCTGGCAGACCCATTACCCCCAGAACGGCTGGGGTTGCAAGTGTCGGGTCAGAACACTCAGCAAACGCGATATGGATAAGCTCGGTAAAACTGGCCCGGATAACGCTCCTGCAGTAGAACTGGAAGATAAAGTGGTCGGTGTCCGAGGCCCGTCGCCTCGTACCGTAAGCGTACCCAAAGGTGTTGATCCGGGCTTCGCCTATAATCCAGGCAGAGCCGCTTTTGGTGAGCAGCTGGCTGATGATGTGATGGCGCAATACACAAAAACACGCACTCAGTGGACAACGCTCACACCACAAGGCTGGGCTGAAGCTGGCAGAGAACAACAGATACCTTTCACCAAGTCGCCGGTGAAGTTGGGATCACGCTTAAATAAAAAAGCAGAAGTATATGAGCAGCTGCAAAAACAAGTGGGTGAAGAGAAACTCTACACCCCCGGAGGCTTACCGTTTCTGCTCAACAGCAAGGCATTATCAGAACATATTGATCCCGCCCGTGCTGAGTTCCTGCCGTTACTGGACGACTTGCTGACCAATCCTTATGAAGTCTGGTTATCGTTCCAGCAACACAACGGCACTGGCAAAGTGGTGCTGCGCTCTCGCATTGTCAAAGCCTACGATATCGGTAAAGGCCGGTACCTGGTCGCGGTGGCCAATGTGAGAAAGGGGTTACTGGAAAGCTGGACGTTTATCCCGACATCACGCCGTAATTACCTGAACAGTCAGCGTAAGGGGTATCTGGTGTATGGGGATGAAGAATGATGGGGCCACTTTTCCTGACGCACCAGGTTGGCGGGTTTTTGATGCTATGGGCGTACGCGCCAGCATCGCAACCGATAAACATAGTATAGGTGAATAATGGCAGGCGCATCAATCAGTATCGACTATAGCTTCCCGGATAAAGCCATCGCCGCCCGGCTACGCGCCCTGGTCGATGCCGGTGAAGACTTGGAACCCGCCTTTATCGATATCGGTGAAGGTTTACTTAACAGCACCCATGATCGATGGGATCAGCAAGTCGATCCTGAAAGTAACCCATGGGAGCCACTCGATCCGAAATATCAGGCACGTAAAAAGAAAAACGCCGACAAGGTGCTGGTGCTAGAAGGATTCATGCGTGACACGCTAGCCTATAACACCAGCAGCCAGAGTATGGAAATGGGTACCAACCTTATCCAGGGCGCGACCCATCAGTTCGGTGATGAAGACCGAGGTATTCCCGCCAGGCCCTACTTGGGTGTGTCAGAAGACGATGAACAAATGATAATTGATACCCTTTACGAACACTTTCAAGATGCACTACGTTGAATCTCTGTGTGCCGTTCTAAGCTGTTTTAACTGTTGATGTGCGGTCAGTATTGGAATATAAAAGTATTAAACGATTGTGCGGGAATTTAAACGGGGTTAAGCGGTCTTTAATAGTGTTGCTATTGCTTGGATATGTAAAACTGTGACAATATGCCTTATTATGGATAACTACTAATAGGGAGTAACCCTGATGCTGATGGTTTGATTGGTGTCGGGTTTTTTTGTGCCTGATGGCAGACAAATATCAATCAAGAACAGACTTACTCGTTGAAAATGCATCGCTTCGGGGAAGTATCGCAACAATGCGAGCTGCTGAGTGGTCAAAAACTATAAGGTGGTTTATTGCTGGGTCAGCATTGGTTTTAGGGCTATATCTTTTATCGCCAGTTGCAATTTCATGGGCTGGTAAAACAACAAAAGCTGATATTGGCATTAACGCGAAAATCCACGCTGAAATTAACAAGGATGAAAAGTCAGCTGAAGAGAGTAGTTATCTAGTTGGCTTGCTCGGTGGTCTCTTTGGTGTGTTCGGGATTTTATATGGTAGAGGTCAGTCAAGACATAGAAAAAATGTGGTTGAACGCTATCAACCATATAAAGAGATGTATGAAAAAGAAGTGGACAGTAAGAGAACATCTAGTGACTTAACGCCAAGAGGCGAAACAAGACCGGAGGATGTGTGATGGATTCACAATTGAATGATTCAATATTACTGATCGCGTTATTTATTGGGATTTGGTACGCCTGGTTTGTTGAGTATAGAAGCTATTTGAACGACTCTACTCGTCAGCGCCTTTTTGATATACGTGATCAATTATTCAATGCCGCTGAAGCGGGAGAAATTGATTTTGATAATGAATTGTATTGCATTACACGCACGACTTTGAATGGGGTGATTAGATACACCCATCAGTTAAGTGCGATGCATTTTATCCTGACGTTATTTTTGGGCCGGAATGATATTAAAAATAGTCCTCAGTTAAAACGTTATCAAGAGCGTTGGGAGGATGCTTTCTTAAAAACAGAGTCAGAGCATCAAAAGAAACTGATATTAAAAGCCCAAAAAGAAATGCACCTTACTGTCTTTTATCACATTGTCAGAGGTTCACTCTTTTTAAGGGCGGTACTATATATGACGGCATTGCTCCTAATTCTAAAAAATCGCAAGATTGATAATGCTGTCACGTCAAAAAGTGTACGTAGTAAATGGACAATGCTGGATGCTGAAGCTAATTGCATAGGTCAAGCGGTTGCATCTTAACTTCTGATTGTTGCCGTTTTTATGCGTAGACGGTATCTTCAATAACAACAAATATTTAATGCCCTGAACTGTTTCAGGGCATTTTTTTTGCCCCGCATTCGTAGAGTGGCACCTGTTCTTGAAATAAACGACGAACAGGAGACTCGCCATGACATCATTCCCTCAAGGTCGCTATGCATAACGTAGCGCTTGCAATCTGCTCACTACTGGTCGGCACTGATGGTGCCGTCCAGTTATTTCCTGCTGGCAAGTTCGATGCCCCTCGCGGTGCGATGGCAGGGAGTGGCCCTTGGTATCTTGATGATGTTTCTGCAGCTGCACTTATTAATCGCGTTCAATCACGCAAGAACGACATCGTTTTCGATTACGAACACCAAACTTTGTTGGCTGCTAAAAATGGTCAGCCTGCACCCGCTGCCGGTTGGGGTAAGCCTGCCGCGTTGAGTTGGGTGCCTGATAAAGGTCTCATGTTGTCTAGTCCTGAATGGACACCAAAAGCCAACGGCTTCATCACCAACAAAGAATATAAATATATTTCACCCGTTTTCACCTATGACCCCAAAACAGGTCATGTCTTGGATTTACTTCATGTCGCGTTAACCAATAACCCAGCCATTGATGGAATGGATGATGTATTGGCAGCGGCTTCCCTTCTCCCGCAACCAAAACAAGAGGACGCTTCTATGAACGAGGAGACTTTAAAGCTGTTACGCCAATTATTTGGCCTTGCAGCTGATGCCGATGAATCAGCGGTGACTGCAGCTCTGACTGCTATGAATAAGCAGGTTACCAACATGGCAACCACATTGGAGCTGAAAGACACTTCAGGGCTTGCTGCGCTGACAGCGGTTAGCAATGCTCTCGGTGAGCTAAAGAAAAAAGCCGATAGCGCTGATGAAGCTGTTGCTGCTGCCACTGCGGCTACCCCCGACACCGCTATGGCTGTTATTAAAGAGCAAGGCGAAGAAATTGCTGCTCTGACAGCGCGCCTGGATGGCAATGACAAGGACGCCATGATTGCCGCAGCCAAAGCAGATGGCAAGCTCACTCCCGCCATGGAGCTGTGGGCTAAAGACCAGCCGGTTGATGTGCTGAAGTCCTACCTTAAATCAGCCGCCCCCATTGCCGCCCTGACAGGTAAACAAACCACCACACAGCAAGTCGATGACGACGGCAACCCCGTTCTGTCTGATGCGCAGTTGGCGGTTTGTACGCAATTGGGTGTCGAGCCAGCCGAATACGCCAAATCACTCAAAGGAGATAAGTAATGGCCGCATTAACCAAAGACCGTAATACCCCGCAACGGTTAGGTGAAGTTCACAACCATCCAGTGGCGGCATCAAGTGTCATCTTTGCTGGCTCTATTGTTGTGCTTGATTCATCTGGCAATGCTGAGGCTGGTTCAACGGCAACCGGTTTGAAAGCCGTAGGCCGTGCAGACCAGCACGTTGATAACGGTGCTGGCTCTGCCGGTGATAAAGCCATTGATGTACGCAAAGGCACGTTCTTGTTTGCAAACGATGGCTCGATTGACCGCACCGATATCGAAGCCACCGCTTACATCGTCGATGACCAGACAGTGGCTAACACTGACGACACCGGCTCCCGTAGTGCTGCAGGCAAGATTGTCGACGTTGATGTTGACGGCGTCTGGGTCAAATTCGACTAAGACTTCACTGGTTTAGCTAATTAATAAGGATGACACCATGAAAAAACTGATTCTCTTGCCGATGGCCATCGTCGGCGCTCTCGTAATGATGACCTCCGCGATGGCGGCTGACTGGTCATTGCCAGCCAGCCTAATGACCGGCCCTGCCTCATTGAATACGGCCATGATGGGTGATGCAATGCCAATGCTGGCGTTTGGCGGCATCATCATTAACAAACAGGCTATTCAAGATATTTTTATTGGCCTGAAAACCGTCTTCCATAACGCACTCAAAGCCCGAACCAGTAACTGGCAACTGACTGCGATGGAGGTCATGTCTAGCACCAAGACCGAAGACTACGCCTGGTTAGAACGTTTCCCGAAAATGCGTAAATGGGTGGGTGAAAAGCATGTCAAAGCCTTGAAAGCCGGTAAATACACTGCCACCAATGAAGATTGGGAAACGACCATCGCGGTTGATCGTAACGATATCGAAGATGACACCTTGGGTATCTACAACACCCAAGCCAATATGGCGGGTGACTCAGCGGGTGAACTGCACGACATCATCTTGGACGATCTGAAAAACAACGCCTTTATTAATGAAGGTCTTGATGGTCAGTACTTCTATGACACCGATCATGAAGTGAATGAAGATTCGGTATCGAACAAACTGACAGTGGCATTGAGCGCGGCAACATCAGCGGCTGCAGCGGCGTCTTACGGTGCGGCACGTACTGCAATGATGAAGTTCACCGATGACGAAGGCATGCCATTGCGTCTGGTACCCGACTTGCTCGAAGTGCCACCGGCTTTGGAAGCTGTCGCACGTAAATTGGTCGAAGCCGACAAGCTCGACGATGACAGCCCGAACCCCTACAAAGGCACAGCCAAAATTGAAGTCAATCCGGGGTTAACGTCTGATACTGTCTGGTTCCTCCACCACACCCGCAACGCTGTGAAGCCTTTCATTATCCAGATGCGTAAGAAGCCTGTCTTCGTCAGCCAGACGGATATGGAAAACGATGATGTATTCAATAAGCGTGAATACAAGTTTGGTGCCGAAGCGCGAGCGACTGGCGTGTATGGCTTCTGGCAACTGTCTGTCGGTTCCACCGGCGGCGCGTAGTTAATCAGCCTTTAAGACAACTTTATCAGGGCGGTTTTCCGCCCTGATAACCAAGATAAGGAACGCATGATGGAAAACTTACTACAACTGCTACGTGAGAAGGCATTCGACAAAAAGCCTACCGTCGAAGAACTGAAAAAGTTTGATGGTCTGGACAGCATTACAGCCAAAGAGCGTGATGAAGCCTGGAAAGTCATTCAGGACGAAAAGCAGGCTCAGTCTAAAACGAATTCAGAAGCTGATGATAATGGGGGTGGCGGTGACTCAGACAAAAACAGCACAACCACAACAACCACTACAACCGACAGTGACCCTGATTCTAAACCAAGCACCAAACAGAACGCTTTACCACACTACCGTGTGACCGTGATGCGGGATGGGTTTCGTCGTTTAGGTCGTGCCTGGTCAGGCAGTGATGATGTCGAGCTGAGCGAAGAAGAGGTCGCCATCCTGGAAGCCGATCCGATGTTCAGCGTTGTCGAGCTATAAGCGGATATCTCAACGATGCCTTACTGCACACAACAAGACCTGGTCACCCGATATGGAGAGGATGAACTGATCCAGCTTACGGATAAGCAAAACACGGGTCAGCTGGACACGGACGTCATTAATTTAGCCATTGCCGACTCAGACAGCATGATTGATGGTTATCTGGGTGGCCGTTACAGCCTGCCGATTGACCCGCTGCCAAGGTCATTGGTGCGTATTGCTTGCGAAATTACACGCTATTACTTGTACGAAAATCTAGCGCCCGATGAAGTAAAAGACCGGTACAACGAAGCAGTCAAGTCACTCAAAAGCATCGCCCGTGGCGAATTGAGCATTGGTATCAGTACAGAAGGTGCCAAACCTCTCAGCCAAAACACAGTGAAAATCAACACCGGTGGCAATGTCTTTAACCGTAAAGATAAGAGCTTTATATGAACAGCATTAGCACCGTTGAAGATCACATCATTGAAAAAGCACAGGCGTTATTTGGCAATACATTAAGCGCTGCTGAAGTGTTACCCAGCGCGTTGAACTTGGCAGTACTGAAACAGTTGGTTGCCTCAAACAGAACGCCGGGCGTTTACACCACGTTTCTCGGTGGTCAAGGCAACTCACGCGGTAGCCTCAATGGCCGTTTTGATGTGTATGTCATCACCCGTCACGTTGGTAACCACAGCGCCCGGCGTCGAGGTGACACAACCACCATTGGTGCTTATGACATTTTAGCGGCACTGATTCCTAAGCTGCATGAATCGACGATTGCAGGGGTCGGTTCACTGGCGCTGAAGAATGTCAGGAATCTGTTTTCAATGCAGCTGGAGCAAAGCTTCAAAGCCACGATGTATGCCGTCACTTTTGAGTTGCCAAATATGCCATTTCCTAATGACTTTGACCCATCAACGTTGGCTGATTTTGTCACCTTTCATGCTGAACATTCATTGGTCGACGGCGACGACGAACCCGACGCTATTGACCACATAACATTGGAGCAATAAACCATGCCAGACCGAATTTTTATCAAACCCGCCAAGCAGGCTGTCAATGTGCGAAAGCTACGCGGCGGTCTGTTAAATCAGCACGGTGAATACGTGCCACGTGAAGTGTATTACCTGAAGCGGATAAAAGACGGTGATGCGATTGAGCTAACCAGTGACGCCGACATTAAAAAAGCGTTGGCCAAGGCTAAAACGGATGCCAAAAAAGCCGTTGCTGCCAAACCCACAGATTCAACTGATAAGGATGCATAAGCATGGCTATTTCTTTTGATACGATTCCTGAAAAATTACGTCTACCGTTTACAGCCATTGAGTTCAGTAATCGGTTGGCAGGTAATGCCAATATTGATTTTAAAATGCTGGTTATCGGTCAGCGACTGTCAACCGGCACGATTCCAGCGGGGCAAGCAGTTCGTGCCAATAGCCCTGAAGAATTGGAAGCGTATTTTGGTCGAGGCTCTATGTTGGCTGAAATGGGCAAGGCACAAATCAATGCCGATCAGTTTACTGAAAAGTGGTTCTTGGCTTTAGATGATGCATCAGGCGGTGAACAAGCAACCGGGTCAATCACCGTTACTGGCCCGGCCACGCGAGGAGGCACAGTCTTTCTTTACATCGCAGGCTATCGCTTACTCATTGGTGTTGACGCTGCTGACACGGATGAAGATATTGCCAGCGCTATCGTTGCAGCCATTACGGCAGAGACGACCTTACCGGTAACAGCCGAAGTTAATGGTGCAGAGTCGACTGAGGTCGATATCACTTGTAAGTGGAAAGGTGAAACCGGCAACGATATTGATATGCGACTCAATTTCTACGATGAAGCCTTGCCTGATGGTGTCGGCCTCACCTTTGTGGCCATGTCTGGCGGTACCGGTAATCCTGATCTTACTGATGTGTTCACTGCTATTGGTGATGAATGGTACAACTGGCTTGCAGTGCCTTATACCGATACAGCCAACTTAGTGGTGCTAGAAGCCGAAGCAGAAAGTCGCTGGGGGCCAATGCGTGCCATCGGCTTTCGGGCATTTACTGCGTTTAAAGGCACCCACTCAGAAACCGGGACTTTTGGCAGTGGACGAAATGGCCCACACGTCACCTGCATGGGTACCAATGACTCACCGACTCCGCCTTATCTATGGGCTGGCGTCAATTGTGTTGTCGCTGCCGCTTCCTTGCAAATTGACCCGGCACGTCAGCTAAGAACGCTGGCATTGCCTGGTATTAAGCCACCGAAAAAAGAACTGCGTTGGGATGGTACCGAGCGTAATCAGCTGCTGTTCGATGGTATTGCTACTTACAGTGTTGATCGTGGTGGATTGGTACGAATTGAACGTCAAATCAGTATGTATCAAACCAATGCGTCCGGCTTTGCTGATGACAGTTATCTCAACATCAACACGGCAGAAACATTAGAACGCATCCGCTTTGAGCAACGGGCAATGGTGTCTCAAAAATTCCCGCGTCACAAGCTGGCGGATGATGATTTTGATATTCCAGCCGGTCAGGCGGTGGTGACGCCTAATGCCATGGAAGATGAGTTTTTAGCCTTGTATACCGTCTTTATGGATCGCGGCTGGTGCCAGGATTATGAAGGTTATAAAGCCACAATCATCGCTGAAATTCATGATGACGATCCAGACCGTCTGGATATGTATGACTCACCAAAACTCATCAATAACCTACGTGTCACGGCTGTGCACACTGAATATCGTCGTTAAATTTAGGAGTAAGCAATGAGCGAACAAGTCACAGGAAAAGTAAAAGTCAGAATTGACGGCGGTGTTATTGAGTCAGAAAACGAAGCCACGTTAGATCCGGGTGGTGTTTCAAGAGAACCGTCGAGCCATGGTGGCAAAACCTATTTCACCGAATCAGATTCACCACCGAACCTGAAGTTTAAAATCCTGCTCACGTCAACGGTTGACGTGACAGAGGTGAATAAGTGGAAAAACAAAACCGTCACGTTTATCACTGATACCGGCCAACGTTATTTAATGCGTAACGCCTTCACTGTGAATGTGATTGAGCATGGCATGACCAGTGCGGATGTCGAGATGTCAGGCGATATGGCGGAGAAGGTATAAACGCATGGCCACGATAACAATTTCACTCGAACACGGCGTCAAAATGGGCGATAAAACCCACACTACAGTCTTGCTGCGAGAGTTAACCCCTGGAGACATCATTGATGCGGGGCTAGCGTCTGAACGTGTCACGGCATCAGATGATGGCTATGTGTTTGCTGTCAGTCCGACATTGATGGGGCTTCATACCTTGGCGAAGCAGATTGAATCTATTGGTGATTATGACGGCATTGTTGATATTGATGACCTGCGTAAATTTCACCGTGAAGATTTTGAGCTGCTTCAGTTTCATGCAGAACGATTAGACCAGGCAGTGCTGGAGTCTGTCATGCAGCGGGGGAAGCATGATGCGTCTGGCGGAGAACCTGAACTGGCAGACGATTAAGTTCAGCCAGTACAGCCAGACGCCTCTTAACTACACATTAAATAGACCTTTAAGACTCTTTTATACGCAGCTAATGAAACGATGAGCCAAAACGACTTAACAACCAGCATCAACATCAACGCCGGAGGTAACTTCGGCCGCCAGATGCGTGTTAATGAAGACCGTTGGAAACGCTTTAGCAAAACAGGCCAACGTCAAATGGGCGTGTTGCGTAGAAGTGTCAGCAGCTTTGGTAACGGGCTTGATAAGTTAGGCAATCGTTACACCGCACTATTGACCGGTGCCGCTGGTGCCGGAACAGCCAAGTTTTTAGTCTCGCTTGAGCGTCGCTTCACTCGGCTAGGCATTCAAGCCAATATCGGTGCTGAAGCAATCGATGAACTGAAAAAGAAAATCTATGAAACGGCACAATCACCCGACATCAGAGTTGACCCAAGTCAAATCACCAGCGCGATTGAATCTATTGTCGAGAAAACCGGTGACCTGGACTTTGCTGAAGCCAATATCCGCAACATTGGTTTAGCCATCCAGGCAACCGGTGCAGAAGGCACATCGATTGGTGAAGTGCTAGGTGAGTTCCAGAAAATGGGCATCGTCTTGGAAAAAGACGTGCTTACGGCACTCGACACACTCAATGTGCAAGGTAAAGAAGGCGCGTTCACCTTGCAAAATATTGCGGCATTAGGCCCTCGTGTTGTCACCGCTTACACCTCGATGGGGCGGCAAGGTATTCCTGCTATTCGTGAGATGGGTGCGGCATTGCAGGTTATCCGTCAGGGTACCGGCTCATCAGAGATGGCAGCGACGGCTTTTGAAGCCTTAATGCGGACACTGAGTGATGCTAAGAAAATAGACATGCTCAAAAGCGGCGGCATCAAAATATTTGATGCTGAAGCTTTAAGTCGTGGCGAAGAAGTGTTGCGACCAATCAATGAAATCATGGTCGACATTATCAAAAAAACACAAGGCAAAAAAACACTGTTAAGCACCGTGTTTGATGCAGAAGCCATGCGTGCATTCAATTCTTCCACTGCCGAGTTCCAGCGCACTGGTGGGCTGGAAAGCTTAGATAAATTCATGAATGTCCACGCTGATGGCACCACCACATTAGAAGACTCGACCAGAGCAGCAAATGATGCCGCAGGCGCTATGCGAAACCTCTACACTGCCTGGCAACAATTTGCTGACTCAAACCTGACTACCTACATTCAATCATTGGCGGACACGATCAATGACATTGATAAAGAAACACTGGATATGCTCATCAAAGGTGCAGCAGGTCTGGTTGCAGTCGGTGGCACAGCTATCCTAGCGAGGAAACTCTATAAAGGTGGCAAGGGTATCTCCGACTTTGTTAAAGGCAGCAAAGCTAAATCCGCCATGGGTGGTGCACTAGGCGGGATGGATGGGGTAACGCCTGTTTATGTTGTCAATATGCGCGGCGGCATGGATCCAACGGGTATGGATCCAAAAAAGAAACCAAAAGTAAAAAAACCTAATCGTAGGCAAATGCTTAGAGCAGCGCCAAATATGAAAACAATAGCAGCGATGGGTGCCGGAGCGATGGGTACTGCTGGTTTAGCAGTTGGCGCTGCTGGTTTGGCAGGTTACGGAGCCGGTAAGGTTATTTATGATAATGCATTAGAAGGCACTGAGTTTGCTGACGCATTAGGCCGTTCGATTGCTAAAGCCTTGGCTTTGTTTGGTAATGATAATGCTCAGGCCGCATTAAGTGCGGAAAAACGCAGCCAACTGCAAATTGAAGTCACCGATAAGCGTGTCCAGGTCAAAAATATCCAAAGCGATGACATGGATATTAATGTCGATACTGGCCCTACAGTGGGGAATCTGTAATGGCCGAACAAGTATTGACATGGCGCGAGCAACTTCAACAATCCTCATTCCGTGGCGTTGAGTTTTATGTTGATGACCATACGCTCGAATTTGGTCGCCGTGTCCAGTTGCATGATTATCCCTTTAAAGATGATGCCTATGCCGAAGACTTAGGCGGCAAAGATGCTGTGTACTCCTTTCCTGCTTTTGTAGTGGGTGAAGATTACAGGCAGCAGCGTGACAAACTGATTGAGGCTTTAAACAAAAAAGGCTCTGGCACCTTAGTTCATCGTTACCTCGGACGTGTCCGTGTGCAGGCTGGCCCCAGCAGTTTGCGTGAAACCAATAAAGAAGGTGGTATTGCCCGATTTACTCTGACTTTTTACAAAGCTGAGTCACGCGCCAAGCCAACATCAAAAGTTGACACGCAACAACGCGTCAATGCAGCGGCCAAAAACGCACAAGCTGTAGTGAAGCAACAATTTACATCGGCATACAGCGTTACCGGCTTTCCAGGTTGGGTGAAAGAACAGGCGAAAACCGTCTTATCCGATATCGAGTCACGCTTTTCCGGATTAGGTGTTATCGATGCCACCATTGCCGATTTTGTTGGTTTGCCCGATGCCTTAGCGGGGCAGGTGATTGGCAGTGTCGGCAGTCTTTCTGCCATGACTCAGTTTCGTAAACTGTTCAGCTTTGGTAGCGAATCAGCCGCCGTGCCAACCACCACGCCAAGTCGTGTTCAGCAAGCCTCAAATCAGCAGGCAATCATTAACCTGGTACAACAATCATCACAAATTGAAGCGGCCAGAGTGGCTAGTACCCGTGATTATGACTCGGCTCAAGATGCGATTGCCGCACGTGATGAACTGTCTGAGGTATTAGATGAGCAAATGCAAGCGGCAGACGATGAGACCTATATCGCACTGCAAGATTTACGGGCTTCCATGGTTCAAGACCTGACAGAACGTGCCGCCAACCTCAAGCAAGTTCGTCGCTATACACCACAAGCGACATTGCCCTCATTAGTGATTGCGCATCAGCTCTACCAAGACGCTGATCGTGCAACCGATATCGTCTCTCGCAATAACATCGGTCACCCCGGATTTGTACCCGGTGGTCAGACTTTGGAGGTGTTGGATGCATGATGTCGCCTTGAAAGTGAATGGTCTGGACTGGTATGGCTGGGAAGAGGTTCGGATCAATCGTTCAATTGTTCAAATTGCGAATGAGTTTAATCTCAAGCTGACTGATAAATGGTCTGAAAACAGCGCGCCACGCCCTATTAACGATGGCGATTCCTGCAAGGTGACGATTGATGATCACACGGTCATCACTGGCTATATTGATGAAGTTGATCATAGCTATGATGACAGCACTAATGGCATTCAAGTAGCAGGGCGTGATGCAACCGGTGACCTGGTTGATTGTAGCGCGCCATCGTTTCAGTGGGCTGGTCGTAACCAATTAGAGGGTGCGTCAGTACTCTGTGAGCCATACGGTATTCCGGTGTCCTCAACGGTTGATACCAGCAAACCGTTTGCCACAATGAAATCAGATGAAGGTGAAAGCACCTTTGAAGTGCTCGATACCGTCGCTAAAATCAGAGCAGTACTGCTAGTGTCTGATGGTTTGGGTGGCCTAAAAATCACACGTTCCGGAACCCGACGCCTGAAAGGCAGTTTAGAAACCGGTGTCAACATTAAAGCCGGTAGTCGTAAACGCTCATCACGCGAACGCTTTAGTCACTACACGGTTAAAGGCCAAACCAGCAGTGCCTGGATAGATACGGTATCGGTGTCAGCTACCGTGGCAGATAAAGCCGTTACTCGTCATCGACCTAAAATTATTCTAGCTGAAGATGCCTTAGATGCCGCTGGCTGCAAAGCCAGAGCCACATGGCATAGAAATATTTCTGCAGCGAAAGCTCAGACATTTAATTACACGATGCTGAGCTGGTATTTAGACGATGAATTGATCGAACCCAATTGCCTTATCGCAGTGAAAGACCACTACCTGAATGTCAATCGTGACCTATTGATCGTAGGCATCACCTATATAGTTGATGATAAAGGGCTGCGCGCTGAGCTGATCCTTGGTTTGCCTGAAGCGTTTGAACTACAAGCCCTGCCAGAGCCAAACGATGAAGGCGGTGTCTGGTAATGCGTCGCTTACAGAAATTACTGTCACCATTAAAACGTGGCCTGCAACAAATGCTACGTGTCGGTGCCTTGCTTAAAGTCAATGACGCACCACCGATTCAAATGGTGCAGATCGAAACCTTATCTGGTGAGGTGATTGAGGTGCCTCGCATTCAAGATTACGGCATAACATCCGTGCCACTACCCGGAGCAAAAGGTGTCGTCGCGGCTATTGGCGGTAAAACCAATGGCTATGTTTGCATCAAGATGGATGATAAGCGCTATCGTCAAGTCAGTCTCAAGCCGGGCGAAGTTGCACTCTACGATAGTCAAGGACAACTCGTTCACCTCAAGCAGGGTGGCCTGATGGAGTTGATTGCCAACACACAAATCACGGCCAAAGTGCCGGTTTTTCGTATCGAAGGCCAACTGAACGTCACCGGCGACATTATCGATCACGTCGATAGCGATGGTCTGACCATGGCGAGCATGCGTTCTACTTATAACGGCCACAATCATAATGGCGATAGTGGCGGCACCACCAGTAACCCTAATCAGAGTATGACACCATGATGGATTTTGTTATCAAAATGGTGAATAAAAATGGTCGTCCACGCTTTGTGCTGGAAACCGATCCATTAAAAATTACCTACGTCGCGATACTGGAAACAGCCGTCATCGTGGCGCTTTTCACTGACAGACAAGCCGACTCAGATGACGTCATCCCCGATGGCACCAATGATAAACGTGGCTGGTGGGGCGATGCCTTGGCGTCTGTTTCTGGTGACTTGATCGGCTCACGGCTTTGGTTGTTACAACGTGAAAAGCAAACCGAGCCTGTGCGAAAAGCCGCTGAAGACTATGCCGATGAAGCCTTGCAGCATCTCATTGATGATGAAGTGGTTGATTCCGTGCAAGTCACAGCCAGTTACCCACGCGCTGAATGGTTAGCCTTAGATATCGACATCGAAACAGCAGACGGCCAGCTTTTAAATTTCAATTATGCCTGGGAGGCTTTCAATGGCGTTTAAACGTCCTTCATTGGCAGAATTACATGCCCGTTTAACGGCGAATATTGATAGCAGAACCGATGGTCAGCCACGTCTGCGCCGTTCACCGTTTAATATCTTTGCCACGGTCATGGCGGGTGGCATGCATGAGATGTATGGCTATCAAGCCTATAAAGCGAAGCAGTTATTGCCTGATAGCGCCGATGAAGCGCACTTTGGTCGTCTCGCATCAATTGAAGGCACCGAGCGAAACCCATTCGAATACGCGATCGGCCAATGTGAAGTCACCGGCACCAATGGCGCTGTTATCGAAGCCGGTAAAACTCTAAAACGTGCTGATGCGGTTGAATACACAGTCGATGATGAAGTCACTATTGTCGGTGGTGAAGCCGTTATTTCAGTCACAGCCGTTTTGCCAGGCGCTGAAGCCAATGCCATCGCTGGCGTTGCCTTAACCTTTGTCGATACCCTTGCCGGTATTAATGGCCAAGCCATCGTTGACGCAGACGGTATTAACAATGGTACCGACATCGAGCAGCTTGAAAGTTGGCGTCAACGTCATATCGAAAACATCCAGCAACCGGCTCAAGGTGGCGCGGCACATGACTACATTAGATGGTCAAAACAAGTGCCAGGTGTTACCCGTGCATGGCAATATCCGGGTGAGATGGGTGAAGGCACTGTCACCGTTCGTTTCGTGAGAGATAACGATGACAGCATCATCCCTGATGCGACTGAAGTGGAAGCGGTGTATGACTATATTTTTGAACAGCACCCTGTTACAGCCGGGATCTATGTTGTTGCCCCCATCCCTGTCGCTTTAGATTTAACTATCGCGTTGACACCGAATACCACGGTTGTCAAAGCAGCCGTTGAATCCGAAATAGCCGACTTACTTTCGCGAGAAGCGATTCCAGAAGATGGTAATGGCAAAGGCACTATCAAAGTCAGCCATATCCGAGAAGCGATTAGTATCGCTGCTGGTGAGACCGATCATGTTTTAGTTAGCCCGACAGAAGACGTCACGCTAACGCTAGGCCAAATTCTCGTGCCAGGTGATATCACATGGCAATAAAAACCCAGCAATACCTCACTATGCTGATGGCCTTAATGCCTCGCGGCCTGCTTTGGGACGATCTGCAACACGATCCTGACTTTATCGGCTTGTTCGAATCAACCGCTGAAGAGCTTGCCATCCTTCACGCCCGTGAAGATGACCTGTTAGACGAAGCAGACCCGCGTACCACCTATGAAATGCTTAATGAGTGGGAAGCCGCTTACGCGCTGCCCGATCCGTGCGTAGATGACGTGCAAACCCTTCAGCAGCGACTGGCTAGCCTATACGCCAAAGTGACCAATAAAGGGGGGCAAAGCATCCCGTATTTTATAGCCATTGCAGAATCGATTGGCTATCAAGTCACTATCACCGAGTTTTCGCGCTGGACAGTCGCAGACCGAGTCAATAAACCGCTTTATGGGCAGTCTTGGCAGTTTGCATGGCAGGTCAATGCGCCTGAAGAAACGATTAGCTATTGGAGAGTGAATGGCCGCGTCGATGAGCCATTAGCATCATGGGGCAATAAGCGCCTCGAATGCACACTCCATAGATTAAAACCCGATCACACCACACTCATTTTTTCCTACGGAGGATAATAATGGAACCACGTAATTATGAAGCGGATGCTTCAGCATCACCTCCTGATGCCCCAGCAGTACCGTCAGTTGGTTATCCAACAAATGGTGATCCTACATCCGGTACACCAGCGACATGGCCCGGCGCGCATTGGTTCTACAAAATGGGCGAGTCACTACGCAACGTCATCACTAATGCAGGCCTCACACCTGATGATGGTGATTTAAACCTGCTGCAGAAAGCCATCGTCAAGCTGGTCTCAGCCACCAACCACGTTGTACGGCTGGAAGATGTCACCTTTGGTCCATCAGTAGCCGATGGCGATGCCGTGTACTGGGACACTGCCAACAGCCGCTATGACCGTGCCATTGCCGACGGTACCGACAAACAGAAGATGGTCGGCTTTGCGGATGTCACCAACAGCCTGGTCGAAGCGTTTGGTCGTTCGGCGCTGTTCTCCGGCCTGACGGTGGGTGACAAGTATTATCTGTCTGGCAGTACGGAGGGGGAAATTACTGCAACTGCGCCATCCGAAAAGGTGGTCGTCGGTCTGGCTAAATCAGCCACCGTGATGTTTGTTGATATTGACCCGATTGCCGGTACGCCTATTCAGGATCAGACGACATGGAATACGGGAACCGATACGACTGAGAGTATTATCAGCCCCGACAAGCTTGATGCCAAAATCAAAACGATGGCTATTGGCGAGGGGCAGGTCTGGCAAGACGTTTTTGTCAGTCGTTCAGAGGGTGTTACTTATACAAACACTACTGGTAGATCTATTCAACTGGCGATAGTTCTAAGCGCTGGCAGTGGGCCTCGTAATTTCCTTGTTGACGGTGAAGTTATCTGCACTATCGCAGGTGATTCTGATGAACAATACGTTAATTTGATTATTCCGAACGGTAGCACATATCAAGCCGGAGCTGGAGTTCTTTCGGGATTTGATGTTTGGTGGGAGCTTAGATAATGAAATATTTTAAAGACGAAAATAATAATGTCTTTGCATTTGAATCCGATGGCTCACAAGATCATTTAATTAAGTCTGGCATGACTGAAATTGATGAGTCAGAAATTCAATCTGTCATAGATTCAAAACTAATAATCGATGATCGGCTTGCTAATAAGCATTCTGAGATTGTTCAGAAATTCAAACTAGCCATGGCTCCAGTCACGAGTCTTTATACGGCTGAAGAAATTGCTAGCTTCCCAACGCAAGAGCCAGAAGCAATAGCTTGGCAGTCGGACAATGCCGCGCCGACGCCACTGATTGACTTCATTGTTGCAGAGAGAGCCAGCGTTGATAAAGCAACCCTAGTCGGACGAATCATTAGCAATGCGTCCAATTATAAAAGTGTGGCTGGCCCAGCTATTGGAAAAAAGCAGGACTATGAAGACTTGCTCTATGCACTTCAAACACAGCACGAAGATGAGCAGCAGCCGGATGTGATTCAAGCTGATATTGACGCGATTGTTGTGGATTACAGCTAATGCCTAAGCAATCAAAAATATCCTGGTCAGACCTGACACCGGAACAAAAAATCAGTTTTGGAAATGGCTGTGGCCCTGACTGGCTACCCGAACCAGTTGCTAAGCTGTTATTTGGCTGGTTCTTCGAGGCGAGTTGCCGTCATCACGATTTTAACTACCAACGTGGTGGTGGTGATAAGGATCGTCTCTCAGCTGACCGAGGCTTTTTTAAAGCCATGCTGCGAGATGTCAAGCGGCTGCATTGGTCATTACAATTGCCAGCAGCTATAGAAGCTGTTGGGTTCTATGGTCTGGTTCGCTTCTTTGGCCGTTTTCATTTTGAAGATGGCCAATACAAATCGCTAGACCAAATACTGAAGTAAAGGAAGAGACAGCGACTCGGCAGTGCGCCAACACTGCCGAGCCGTCAACCCACAGGCACATACCCTGTGAGCCAACCAAGGCCATCCCGCCGCGTCGACGCAGCCGGGCCAGCCTAGCACAAACAGATAGAGGCTCACATGAAAGAAGTTAGATGTGGTGGCTGCAGCCGGTTACTGGCTAAAGCTGAATACGTACAAATCGAAATCAAGTGTCCGCGATGTAAGACACTCAACAACCTGAAGGCCATTGAGCCTCTTAATCCAGCACCAGCGAGTGCCAGACCAATAGAGGAAAAACATGGCCAAACCAATTATCCCGTGGATGGGCGGTAAAACCCGACTCGCAAAAGACATCCTGCCCCTGTTTCCGGAACATCAATGCTACGTCGAAGTCTTTGCTGGTGGCGCAGCGCTCTTTTACAAAAAGGAACCATCCAAAGTCGAAGTGCTTAATGACATCAATGGTGAGCTGACCAACCTTTACCGGGTTGTTCAGCACCACCTTGAAGAATTCGTCCGGCAGTTCAAGTGGGCCTTATCCAGCAGACAACTGTTTGAATGGGAAAAAGCCAAAACACCCGAAACGCTCACCGATATCCAGCGTGCAGCCAGGTTCTACTATCTGCAAAAGCTTGCCTTCGGTGGCAAGGTCGACGGCCAGAGCTATGGCACCGCCACTACCAGTCCGCCACGGCTCAATCTACTCCGCATCGAGGAGGATCTGAGCGCCGCTCACCTTCGCCTGGCCAGAACCAACGTCGAGAACCTAGACTGGCAGCGCTGCATTCAGAAATATGATCGACCAGGCACACTGTTCTATCTGGATCCACCGTACTATGAAACCGCAGGTTACGGTCAAGACTTTGGTTTAGAACAATACGAAACCATGGCAGAACTGGCCCAAACTATCCAAGGCAAAATGCTCATCAGCATCAACGACCACGACACTATTAAAAAGGTCTTTAAAGGCCTCTCAAATAAGCCTTTAAATATCAATTACACGGTAGGTGGAAATCACAATAAAAAAGCATCCCGTGAGCTGCTAATATGGAATTGGTGATAATTAACAAATGGAGTCACATTCTTAAGCGATGATTACACTAAATACCGAGAAAGGCTTAATCCGTGTTGATTCATGGGGAGATATTCAAGACTTAGCTGGTTTTGAGGAAAACCTCGATCCATCAGACCATAAATTAAAGGAGATTCTAGGTAATTATACTTTTACTGAAAAAATTCGTTGTGGTTTATCAACTTGTCATTCGCCTCATAACAAAGGCTATATTGTCTCAACTGAAGATGGCTATACCACTAACATCGGCCAGTTATGTGGTGCCAGTTACTTCGGTGTTGAATTCAACACTCTATCGAAACGCTTCGACCGTTTTGTTACTGAATCTGAAAACCGTGCCACATTAAGAGAGTTTGATATTGATTCTGTTCAACAACAGGTTTCGGAACTAAAGGCTCAGGAAAAAGGTGCCAATTGGGCTAATTCTAAACTTAGCCCGTTTAAACAGAATAAATTTCCTACCATATCTAAAGCCTTGTCTAGCATGATCAAGACACGGAGTAATCAACTTATAATTACCGTGAAAGCTACTGTGCAAGAGGTTGAAGCTATTGAGGCTGCTCAAAATGTAACCCTTGAAAGGCCTCATTATGTTGAACGTCCTGTTGCTGAAATTGCTGGCTTAGAGGCTTTGTATGATGAGAACGACATCAGAGAGTTGGTGGTTATTCAGCTTGAAAGCAATCTCAATCAATTGAGAGATGCCGATATAAATCAGCTCAGTTATCAAGATTTAGAGAAATGGGCGAAGTGGGTTAGAGAGGTTGACTCTTTAGTCAGTAAAGCCACACAAATCATTCTCTTTGCCAGAGTGTTTCTCACTAGAGAGAACTTAAAACCACTTGATCGTTTAGGTGGCAGTTATGATGAATCTTCTGCATTTACTTCTTATATAAAGCAGCTTAAATAGATCATTAATTACCTATAGTTAGTTTGGAGTTTGTTATGTCTGGTTTTGTTTCTGTTGAGGTCGAAGGGAAGCTCTATGAGTCTGAGTACCATGAAGTTGGTGGTGTGGTTCGGGTTTATGGTGATCTAGGTGACCCTCATAAGCCAGAGGTCGAGTTCACCACTCTTGGAGGTATGAAGCCAGACCAAGTCGCTAGGATTTTGCTGAGACGTTTGGTTAAGCGAGGAGTAGTTTCGCCA